TATATTGTATCCGTTTGACCAGAATCTAAAATAAACCAAGATGATCTTTCAGGGTTAGTATTAGCATATGTGGTCCCAACATATACATTTCTGATCTTGTGTACGTCTGTAAACCCTAAGTCCCAGGGGCCTGTAGAAGTGGCGGCATTGTTAGAGCAATCAATTTTAACAAAACGAGATTTTCTAATTACCTTTGGTATAGCAGTTGCTTGATTTCTGTTTACGGGATATGTGCAATATACTGACTGACTACCAGAATCAAACGATGCTGTTGGTATACTTGTGTTAGCAGTAAATGATGTATTAGAATTAATGCTTACAGATTGTAAAGGCAATGGTGTTCCACCAACATAAAAACGTTGGTATTGACATGATCCGTTTGTAGATGGTAATGGGGCATCAATTGTTAAAGAAGTGTTGCTGGCAATAGCAACTACTCTTCTAACGTATGTTTGAGAAGAGTTAGCATATATTCTAATATTACAGTTTGCTTCTAGTTCTGTACCAAATAAGGTATTATTACCAGTAATAGTAACCCCACCTGATGTTATAGCAATATCATTTGTTAGGTTTGCTGTATAAGCATTAGCAGAAAGATAGATGTTGTAATCATCTAATAAGTTACCAGTTAAAGTAGATCCAGTTGTAGAATTTAATCTTTCAGTAGCAGCACCTGGAGAAGCAGTATCAATGGTTAATGTGATAGTACCATCTGCTGCCATTGTTGCAGTTTTGATTTGATTATATACGAAACTAGTATCGCCAATACCAGTATTGTTTGTCAATCTTTTAACTGCTGTTAAACCAGTTGAGAACACAGCCGAACTTTTTGTTGATTCTTTAATAACAGCAAGACCGTTTTCTAAAACTACGTCTGCTTTTGCTTTACCAAAAGTGCCATCAGAAAACAAACTTTTAACATCTGTAGAAAAATTCTTACCAGAATTCATTCTGATATTGAAAAGATAAACATAATACTTAGCAGTTGGAAGACCTCTGGTTCCTTCTTCAAAAACAACTGCTCTAATATTAGCATACCCAACTGCTGTTCCAGATGGAGTTGAAGTAACTCCTTCATAATCAGAAATAGCAATTTGTGGTTGATCATACAATGTCACTTCTGATAGTTGCTCAAAATCAAATTGACCCAAGTATTGATTGCAAATTACGTAATTGCCGTAATTTGCAGTAACAATTTGGTTTTGAGCTACCTTAGTATCTATTCCTCTTGGAACCTGTACAGTAGAAGTGCCGATTGTTTCAATTCTAATCCCTCTAACATAACCAATACCAGAAGAGATTTCATAGTTGAAGGTTTGAGAATTTGATGAATTGACTCTTGTTTCAATTTGGAAAGGTTTTACGACATAATCGCCTGATTCTTCATAAGTTCTGTTGGCAAAATATGTTTCTAATGAAGCAAGTTCTGTATTATCTCTTTGTTTAACGGGCTCGTTGTTATCAAATTCAACAATAGCAAAGAAGTTTTTGTTATTTGCTGTATCTGATCTTAGTTTAGAAACAAGGGTTGGAGACAGTTGTAGTCTATGTGCACCAGGAGCATTTTCATTAGGATATCCTAGAGCATTATCAAGCAACGATTCGTCTTGGTTTTCATCTACAATTGTTTCTGTTGTATCAAAACCAACAACATAAGAATTAACATTTGTTGAAAAGTCTCTAATGGTAATTGTTTGTCTGTCAACAGCAGCAAAGTATCCTTTCTGATAGATCGTCCCCTCAGAACACCCAATAAGATAAGCATATCCTTCAGCATCAAAAACAGTATTTGATGAAAGAGCATTTATGGTATATGTGAGGTTGTTAACATCCAAAGTACCAAACTTGTTTTGGTTTTGATTATAGATGTAAATTGTGTCTCCAGGAGCAAATCTATTTAAATCATTTCCATCAAGATCTGTTCCCGTAAACGTGTAATCAAGATAAAATCTATTGGTTTCTCTGAATGAATTGTTAGCATTTTCCTTTGTGCCGTCCTTGGCAATCTTAATTGTTGCACGGACAGCATTGTTTGAATCTTGAGAATTGGTTAACAGATATTGAATGCTAGCATTTGTTGTTAATGATGTTGGAAAAATATTGTTGGCAGAAGATCCATTTGCATGTGAGAAGGTGTCATCTACGGCAATAAAATGTACATTTGGATAATAAAGAATGCCAACACCATCAACGATAGAACCATCCTTAAATACATGGTCACCAAATCTTTCAATTTGCGTTTGCAGCATTATTTGTTGCTGAGTTAATTCTCTTGCTTGAACAGCAGTTGCTGGTCTATACAAAATCCTGTAGTAATTCTTTGCTGGATCGTAATCGTCGTGATATGGTGGAACGTTTAGATCAGTTTCTAATGCCATTTGTTATACCTGTATGATTATTCTGAATGACTCTATTTGGGTATTTGATCTCTCTGTAGTGTCTATGTTTTGAACATACAGAGGATATAAATCTTTTGTATATATGTCTGCAGTTGAAGCAGCATTAACTGTTATCGTCGTTTGATTGTTGCTTGTATCATAAATTATTTCTCCATTAACAAATCTCTTATCTCCAACCAGTTTCAAAACAGAACTGTTAGAAAAAGCAACTAATGCTTTGGCACCAGAATTAGCACCTGTTATTGTATCACTAACAGTAAACGTGACAGCAGTTCCTGGTTCAGCATTAATTAATCCATTAAATGTGTTTGAAGTATATGCTGTTGCAGATTTAGTTCCATTGGCAGTCACATTGTAAGGATTCTTAATGATTCCTATTTTGTTATACTTAACATTCGTTGGAATTGTATTAATTTCACCATTTGCAAACTTAAAGTTGATTGCGATACCACGAATTCCTAGTTCATTAACTGGATTTGATCCATGTCCTCCTGGAGGAGGAGCAATACAAGAAACATTTGCTGCTGTTGCAGTATTAGTTGATGCCAGTGCATACGCAGATGTTAGAATGGAAACATTTGCTCTTGTTACACCATAACCAGTATCAATTACTTGTATTGAACTGATTGAAAACGTGTTTGCGTTGACTGTTGCTCTTGCCATAGGTTGTTCAATACCATCGGTATCAAAAACGACTCTCGGTCCTATATAATAACTGGTAGTTGTTGGTATGATAGCAGAAGTATTAGCGGCAGTTGACAGAGTGATATAGATTCCTGATCCGTTTGAAGCAGAACTAACAACGTTTGCCAATTGTGAAGTATGAGTATTGGCATAGAAGTAAACGGCACTATTTGAATAATAGTTTAGAGAACCACTTGCTGTATTGCTTATTTGAATTACTGTAGAATTAACAACACTCTCTACTGTTCCTTGATGGAATACCGTATAACCAGAACCTGCATCTTGGATATTGACAATATCAATACCAGAATAATCATATGCAGATTCTGAGATGGCCGCATTTGCGTAAATTGGGATAAAACTATCGGTAGCAAATCTGCTAAACACTTTATCAGAGATTGAACAGATATATCTCCATGTATATCCATCTGCCTTTGTAAATGAACTATATTGAATTAAATCTGGCTTTGCTGTTGATACTGCTCCATTTGCGTTATCAATGCACTTAAAAATATGATAGTAACCACCTGTTTCTGTGGGAGTGGTCATAACATAAAAGTTAGAGTTTGCTAATTTGGTTGATGTGTTATCATACTTAGCATAAACTGTATTTGATGCCCAGTTAATTCGTTTTGCTACTGGAAATATGTCTGTATTGGTTAGTTTTTTACCAAACAACATTGTCCAGTTGTTATAAAAATTAGTAGAGTAGTCATCAGAGGTTTCTGCAGGAACAGTGTTTCCTGTCCACTCGTTAGGACTTGCAGCAAACGCATAATAATATGCTGTATTGGTTTGTATTGAATACAACATATCATCCATAATTGACTTTTTAAAATTTGAAGTTATTAAACCCATAACTTTCCTTTATGTTCCAATTGCAATCCATAGGACATTGGTGGATGTTGCATTTGCAGTTCTTATTTCAGCAACGGAAGAGTTGACAGAAACGACTGCAGCCTGATATGTATCTGTTGTTGTGTTACTGGTTGCTGTTACTGACCAACAATTTGTAGTATAAGCAGAACTAAATGTCACATTACCATCAGAACTGTTGGCAGAAACCCAACCCCAGTTTAATTTGAATCCGTTTGGTAAAA